TCATCAAGTCCACTGTTCCTATTGGAACCACCAAAGCATATGCTGAGAAGTATGAGTTTCTTACTATTGCTCATAACCCAGAGTTCCTCACTGCTAGGAATGCTGTGGTTGATTTTAAGAATGCAGAGAGAACTGTAATAGGTGGAAATCAATATGCTGCTAGAGATGCAGCTAATTTTTATTATAGATTCTTCCACGAAACTCCAGTTATTACTATGACCTCTGATGAGAGCGAGGCAGTCAAGTATTTCTCTAATACCTTCTTGGCTTATAAGGTAGCATATTTTAATAAGATATATGATATGTGTGAGAAGGTGGGTATGGATTATAAGAATGTGGTAGAGGGGGTGACTGCTGATAGTAGAATCGGTACATCACATACCAAAGTGCCTGGTATTGATAATGATAGAGGTTTTGGTGGAACTTGCTTCCCCAAAGATCTCAACTCCTTGATTGTCCAATTAGAAAAAGAGGACATCAATGCTGATATGTTCAGAGAGATCTGGAAGTATAATCAGGAGATCCGCACTGTTATTGATTGGACGGTAACATGACAGAAAAGATTTTAATTACAGGTGATAAGGGATTTATTGGAGGACATCTAAGAAATTGGTTGGTGGAATCTGATGCCTATGGGGAGTGGCAAAATGAAAGATTGGAAATAGATGGTATGGATTTTCCTAATGATATAGGATTTTTTCAACCAACAAAGAAGTATGATTGTGTTATTCATCTAGCAGCCTTTGCTGCTTTGAGAGAAAGTTTTGAAGATCCTGATAGGTTTTGGGAGAATAATGTAACCAAGTCTCAACCTATTTTTGATTATTGTAGACGGAATAATGTGAGGTTATTATATGCAAGTTCTGCTGGTGCTCATGGGTGGTGGCAGAATCCTTATGCTATTACCAAGAAGGTAAATGAATTACAAGCACCCCCTAATAGTGTGGGTATGAGATTCTTTAATGTATGGCATGAGTCTGATAGTAGACGGGATATGCTTTATAGAATGCTTCAGGAGAATACTGCTAAGTACATTACAAGGCACAAAAGAGATTATATTCATGTCCATGATGTTGTAAGTGCTATCATAACATTGATGGGTTCTAATTTCAGAGGACATCTTGATGTTGGATATGGAGAAGCAATTCCTGTCATGGATATAGCAAAGGCAATGGGACGGGATTTGCCTATTAAAGAGGACACACCAGGCGAACCAGACAGTTTATGTGCTGACACAAGGCCCTTGCGTCAATTGGGATGGAGACCTACAATAAATATTATGGATCATCTTCAAGGCAATGACCCCAAACTGGCAACATCATTCCAAGAAAGAGAAGAAACGAACTCTTAAACCACAGGCTCTACGTGCTGCAAGGAAAAGACGTGGACAGTTGATAAAGCGTCTACAGACCGCCCCAAAGAGGCGGTTTTCTAGTATGATAGGTACATCAAACGAAAAGACACATGGCAGTTCAAAAAGAAATCAAGTCACAACTTGCCAAACTTCTTGCTACTGAGGATATCGTAGTAGAGCATAAGCAATGTGAGACTGCACAGTTCAATGTTCATACTCGTGTGTTAACTCTTCCGATGTGGGAGAAGGCTAGTAATAATGTATATGATATGTTGGTGGGTCATGAGGTAGGACATGCACTCTTTACTCCTGATGAAGATTGGACAAAGGAAGTAAAGGTTCCTCAACAATTTATTAATGTGGTAGAGGATGCAAGAATTGAGAAATTGATGAAAAGAAAGTATATGGGTATTGCCAAATCCTTCTATAGAGGGTATAGTGAACTACATGATAAAGATTTCTTTGAAGTAAAGGATGAAGATCTTAGTACTTTTAATCTTGCTGATCGTGCTAATCTATATTTTAAGATTGGTTCGTTCCTTGACCTATCTTTTTCAGATGCTGAAAAGGAGATTATCACTCTAATACAAAATGCCGAAACGTTTACTGACACCCTCTCAGCAGCAGAAACGCTATATAATTTCTGCAAGCAGGAGCAACAACAAAAAACCTCTCAGCCTCAAGAGGATGTGGAAGAAGATATGGGAAATGAACCTCCTTCAAGTGATAGTTCAGGTACTGGGGATAGTAACATTGATAGCACTGGGGATAATGGTTCTTCCGTTTCTGACTCTGATAGCGATGCTCCTGTGGAAAGTGGGAGTCGTAGTCCTCATATTGATTCTGGGAATAGCGATAGCAACGATGAGCCCACTGTAGAAACATCTGAAGCATTTAATAGTTCAATTCAGGATCTTATCAATTATAACGGGATTGAGAATGCATATATTGAGAGACCTGATTTAAATATTGAGAATATTATTGCATCTAATAAAGATGTTCATAAGGAGATTGATTATCATTGGGATCAGGAAAGAGTAATATTTAAAGAGAGACAAGAGAAATACCATCATCTTCCAATAGAGATGTTTGAAGAAGTTGATGCTGAGTTTGCAAAGTTTAAGAGAGATGCTCAGAAAGAAGTTTCTTATCTTGTAAAAGAATTTGAGTGTAAGAAAGCTGCTGATGCATATGCTCGTTCCACCACTAGTAGAACAGGAGTTCTTTCTACAGAGAAGTTACATACCTATAAGTTTAATGAGGATCTCTTTAAGAAGATAAGTGTTGTTCCTGATGGTAAGAATCATGGATTAGTCTTTATTCTTGATTGGTCTGGTTCCATGTCTGGAGTGATGATGGATACTTTGAAGCAACTTTATAATCTAATTTGGTTCTGTCGTAAAGTTTCTATTCCTTTTGAGGTTTATGCTTTTACAAATGAATGGAATAGATCTGTTAGAGATTATGCATCAGGTAAAATTGATGCTGTTGATCCTAAACCTCTTTATGAAGAAAAAGAATATATTTTTCGTGTAGATGATGGATTTACTTTAATGAATTTATTCACAAGTAAGGTAAATGCACAAGCTCTTGATCACCAATTATTAAATATCTGGAGAGTTGCTAATGCATTTTACAATAGATATGGTTCTTATTATAGTTACCCTCATAAACTATGTTTATCAGGAACTCCTTTGAATGAGACTTTACTTTCTTTACATAAAATTATTCCTCAGTTTCAAAAAGAGAATAAGTTACAGAAAGTTCAATGTATTATTTTGACTGATGGAGAGGCAGCTCAACTTCCTTATCATAAAGAAGTGATGCGTCATTGGGAAGATGAACCATATTTGGGATGTAGAAATGTTAATCCATCTAGTTGTTTCTTCCGTGATCGTAAAGTTGGAAAGACCTATAAGATTGGATATGGTTATCCTGAATTTACTGATATGTTAGTTCAGAATCTTAAAGATAATTTCCCATCAACTAACTTCATTGGTATTCGTGTTCTTGAAACTCGTGATGCTAAGTGGTTTATTAAGAGATACTATGATGAGTGGCGTGATCAGAAGGCATATGAGAAAATTGTTAGTGAGTGGAGAAAAGTAAAGGCTTTCACTATTAAAAAATCTGCCTATGATGCATACTTTGGATTGTCTTCCTCTGCTTTATCTGCGGATACTGACTTTGATGTTGATGATTCCGCAACAAAAGCACAAATTAAGAGAGCATTTGTTAAGTCTCTTAAAACTAAGAAACTAAATAAGAAAATACTTGGTGAGTTTATTGAACTTGTGGTATAATGACTGAAAAAATTGATACTCAGGGGATGAGTGGCCCTGCAACAAAGGGATGTAAGGACAATATCTTTCCTAAAGATGCTGATGGTAATCCAATTTATCCACCAGCAAACTTTAGAGAGTTGCCTATCTTTGATGATAAAGAAAGAGCAGAGTTGAAGGATATTATGCTAGAAGCATTGAGAGAGTTTCAGAGTTATCCTAAATATCCCCCTTCACCTTATCGTTTAGACGAATTGCAAGAATGAGATTAGGAATTATGTGTTCTGGCAACGGAACCAACTTCGAGAACATAGTTACAAATCCTGTATGTAATAAACATGAAGTGGTGTTGATGATCCACAACACTAAAAAGTGTGGTGCTGTTATACGAGCAGCCAAATTCGGAATACCTCATGTAAGAGTTCCTCATAAAGATGAGGATAAAATGATAGAACTTTTCAAAGCATGGAAAGTCGATCTTATTATTCTTGCAGGATATATGAGAGTGATTAAGAATCCATCTAAGTTTCCTGCTCCTATGATAAATGTTCATCCCTCTTTACTTCCAAAGTATAAAGGATTGAATGTAGTAGAGAGAGCAATGGAAGCAGGTGAGACTGTTACGGGATGTACGGTACATTACGTGACAGAGGAGTTGGATAGTGGTACAATAATTGCACAACAGGAAGTTCCTATTCTTCCTGATGATACTGTTGAATCTTTGACCAAGGCTATACAACGTATGGAGTATGGTCTTTTACCTTCTGTTATTAACTCATGGCAATCAACGACGACATAAAAATCACTATCAACCTAAATGAGTTGGTAGAGGCAAGAGCAAAACTCTTGACTCAGTATGAAGATTTCTCGAAAGCAGTAGCAACTGGTGAGTATCTTGATGGTGAGGACATTGATAGGATCGCAGTTAAACTGAGAGAGACTATCACTTGGGATGCACTCTGGTTTATGGTAGATGGTGCTATCTTAGATTATATGGGTTTAAAAGATCCAAATAAACCTGCTTATGGTGCTACTGCTGGTGATGAACCTGCTAAGACCTATGAGAAAAACAGACAACAGTTTAAGATGGTTAAATTAGAATCACCATCATGGACAATTGAAGTACCAGTGAGGAAAACCAAATGACCAAAGAATACATTAAAGACATTCCTAATTGGGAAAAAAATTATCTTGATGCTATGAAGGATAATCTATCTAAACAGCAGGTAGAACTTCTTAAGGGTAGATATATTAGAGCCGATGAAGGAATGATCTATGGTCAGATGTATGCTGATTGGAAGAAGAGGAGTTGGGATAAATGAGAATGAATAGTGAAACAAAATTAGTTTTTGCATTAGAGCATATTGCACATCTTCGTGATTTGATTGAGGGTAATTATTGGGAAAAATATTTACTAGAAAATTTAGATAGTGTAGAGTATGTTCTTGAAGCTCAGTTAACAGACGAAACAATTCGCAAACAACGACGCATTAAGCAAATATTAAATGAGTAAATAATTTCATGAGCGTAATCATTTACCAAGATCACATAGAGATTCTTGAAGAGGAGAACGAGCAACTCCTACAAGAAGTTATGATGCTTAGGAGAAAACTTAAGTATTATCAAACGATATTAGAAGAGGAAGGAAGATGAGTGGAGACTGTAGAAAACAACCACTTATTTTTTATAGTGAGGAAATGACTGATACAAAGATCTCACTTTTAGAACTTCATGGAATTCAGTTAAGGATTAGGAAGAATAAATATTACAGTAATAGTGCCATCGATAATGAAGAGTTTCAAGGAATTTCTTAACGAAAGCAGCCTGAGTAGAATCAAAAGCAAATCAGATAAAGGTGGTATTGCTACGATGTCAGCATCCCGAGCTGATAAGTCTGCAAAAGAAAATCGTGCAAGAGCAAAACAATTAGATAGGGATATAAAAGGTAAGGGATTACCTGGTGCTACTAAGGTAACTGGTTCATATGTAGAGAAGGGTGATGATGGTAAGGAGAAGAGAGTAAAGGAAAGAAGTCACGTTGTCACTTCAGGTAAGAAGGGTAAAAGAGCATTCAAGAAAGCAGTTAAGTCACTAGGAAAGAAGTATGGACAAGACTCGGTATTGACACAAACGAAAAAAACTGGTACACTATCCGCAACTAGAAAAGGTGGGCTAGGTAAAAAGAAAAATATTAAATTGGGTAAATTTAAACCGCAAGGTAAAAACCCAGAAGGTCAATCACAAATCAAAGGAAAGACTTTTACTTATGGATAAAAAACTTTATGATGACTCCAATTGGAGAGAAGAGTACAAAAGTTACACAAGTAACCCAAGACATCTTGAACTATTAGAGAATGGACCTCACAGTCTTTCTTCTAGTTGGGTATTAGGTGCATTGTACAATCAATGGAAAAAAATTAAAGGTTATGATAAACTTGATCCAAAGGAGAATGAGGGTCAATTACAATCTTCTATGGGTGAGTTTTTTAAGAAACAAAAGACAATTCAATAAGTGTCCACTAGGAGGTTAATAACCTCCTTTTTGCATTATAATAGGTTCAACAAAACGAACCACTTATGTTTGAAATCAAAATGACTGCTGATGAAATTATTGAAGGTTTGAGAAGTACTTATGGTAAAGAGTTCACTGCAGCTGATGTACGTGGATTTTGTGCTGCTAATGACATTGCTTACCAAACTGTTACTAAAAAGATCAAACAGTTTTCTGTTGGTCGTGGTAAGTGGAATTTAGAAGTTACTACAAAAGCAGTAGAGAACATTGAGAAGTCTTTTAGTGCTCCTGCGGTGCAACCCACACTACAGCAAAATTTAGTTCCCGCAACAGATGACACATTTGTTAAGTTTGGTTCTTTTAATGATGTAAAGAAAGTAATACAGTCAAAGCAGTTCTATCCTACATTCATTACTGGTCTATCAGGTAATGGTAAGACCTTTGGTGTAGAGCAAGCATGTGCTCAGTTAAAGAGAGAACTTATTCGTGTAAACATTACTATTGAAACAGATGAAGACGATCTTATTGGTGGGTTTCGCCTTGTTGATGGGGCAACAGT